TTACCAGGCATAACATACTCGTAACCTTTTCCTATTGTATTGCCAAATAAACCTACGCCGTCATCGCCTTTAAATATAAATTCTCCTGCTTTATCTTTTAAACCAGTAATACCTTTGCCCAAGTTTCCAAATAGACCTACGCCATCTTTACCTTTAAAAAGATATTCTTTTGCATTTCCAAAGAAGTTACCGCCTGTTGGCTTACCTTTTAAACCACCAATACCTCCACCTAATTTACCTGCTCCGTAACTAAAAGCACCTGCTTTTAAAGCATCTTTCCAGCTACCACCAGCTAATTTTGTAGTTCCAGCCCCAATTGCTGCTGACATAATTGGCCCAACGCCAGGAATAAAGTTTGCTAAAGGTCCAACAACAGGAGCTACTTTTTTAGCTACTTTTTTAATTGACTTAAATGTTTTCTTTAACCAACCAAATTCAGGCATACCTGTAATTGGATTGATAGACATACCTTCTCCTACCTTGTATTCATCTGGAGATAGGCCTGCTGCTCGCAGTTCTTGTTCTATTCTTTGTCTTGTTTCTGGAGATATAACAGGTGGTACAACCATTTCGCCTTGAGCGACGTGAGCAATATACTGGTCTTCGTCGCGTCCTAGCCTTGCTAATCCTGTTCCGCTGTTGTCTATTCTATTCATATTACAATTTTACCCTTTATTTTCTTCGCTGTTAATATCTTCATCTATAGATGTTAACCAAAAAACCAACAAATATCTATCTCCTTCCTCTACTGCTAGTCCTCTGTGCATGTGTGTATAACTTGGAAATATCAAACCACTACCTGTAGGTAATGGCTCTACGACTCCTCTATTTAAAAACTCTGTTCCTCCACCCTTGTAATCTCCTGTATTTAAAGGGACTACAATACTAACGTCTGAACTGGCGTCGTGATGCCAAGCTCCCTGCTTTTTATCTTTTAAGTTGTAGTTAGCTATCTGTATGTTTCCGCCTGTAACGTGGCGATTCCATATAGTTACAAGTATTGGGTTGATTAGTGATTGAACTACCTGCATCAATGAAATATATAAATCTGGACATTTTTCGCTAAGAACTATCTCTGGTATCTGTCTTAGCTCGTCTTCTTCTGGATTAGGGATAAATGCAAATTCTTTTTGCATGTTATCTATTTCATCTAATAATATTTTACAAAACTTGTCAGAAAACAAAGGAACTGTATAAACATCTTTTAGTGGTTCTTGTATGACACTTTCTAAAGGTAGTTTTTCTGGATTGTTTGTACCTTCGCTTTTATAAAAATCTACTATATTGGGTATAGATGCTTTTGCTTTTTTTAAAGTATCTTTGTTAACAAACCAATCAGAAGGAAATCCAAGCAATAAATTTTTTAGCTTGTATGATTCTTCCTGTATCTTTTGTTTTGCCAACATATAAAAATATCCTAAATTTTAAGTTACTGTTATATTTACTGCTATATCACCTTTTGTTATAACAGAAACAGCACCTAAAGAAGCTGTAGCCTTAAAACCATTATTAGGTGAGTTGGGTGTATGTAGTTGAGTCCAACTGTTTCCTATATAAACTTGCAATACTCCTTGAGAAGTATTCCAGATCACATCACCTTCTAAAAAGTTTAATTGCGCAATTTCTGTTTCGTTGAACTGCGGCGTTCGATTTGGGTCGAACTGTCCTAAGTTTAACTCAAGAATCCTAACTAATCTATTAAAAATTTCAGGAGACATCTCTCCCTGAGCAAGCGGAAGGCTAGTTTCTAATAACTTTGCCATTATCTTCTGCCGTCTGGTTTAATATCTAATCTGGTAGCTCCTAATCTCCAACCTACGTTATCGTTACCGTCTGAGTCGTCATCTGACTCTACTCTAAATACAGCCTGACGACTTCTTGCTCTAAGGCTAATTTGTCCAGTTGAAGATCCTACAGAAGATGTAGAACTGGTTGATAAAGATTCTCCAGGGTTATTCCTAGTTTTTAAAACAATATTTACCTTACCTGAGTCTGAATTAGCTAAGAATTTTAAGTCTGGGAACATTCTTTGTATGTAAGCAAACTGCTCGCCTTCTCCCACCTCAAAGTCTGAGCTTTCTATAAATACGTTAGTCATAGGACTACCATCATCGTTAAACCCATCCTCTTGCTCAAATAAGTAACCGTTATAGGTAGCTCTAGGATAGTTTTCAATACCACTATCAAGCCAAGCATGTCTTTCTAGTTGACCGTAATACCAAACATTATCTTCGTAGTTATAAATAACATACCTGTTTATTTCTGTTGCACTTGAAGAACAATAGAACCAACCAACTTCAGACTTTTCAGTAATAGTAAACGCATGTATTTTAAATGATTGACTTAAATTAATATCGCTATATACGTAATTATGAACGCTACAAGGTATCTTTTGTACGCTACCTGTATATGCGTAAAAGTTTGTTGAAGACATCCAATAAATAGATTGAGCTGAAGTAATAACCGCTTTTGGCCCTATAAGACCAGTACCTTCGTTAATAAGGTTAACTGCAAATGTAAAAGGTGGGCCAACAAACTGCATACTGTATAAAGCAGTATCAGTCCATATAAGTATTTCCTGTCTAGATTTTGTAGCCCCAATAATAGAAGAACCAGAAGAAAGTCTTAAATCTCCAGCAGTATTGGTAATTAAAGGTTGGAACTCTAATTCATTTTCTTGGTCGCTAAAGGATATAAGCATCGGGTCTATAGTCCCAGTCCTTGCTCCTCCTGATACTGAGTCTGAACCTAATACAATTAAATGCCTGTCTTTTTCAGATGTAATAACCTGTAACCCTACTGTTGGAACTAGGTTAGCCCCAGATACAGTAGAAAGATCTACAGCTCTTGTTGTAAGGCCGTCATTTTCTACCCATCTATATATACCGCCAGCCCTAGGGTTTATTATAAGGTTTTCGCCAAAGTGATCATGTGTCCAAAGTCTTAACTGATTAGTAGCAGATAAAGCTGTTGTAGAGCCAAAAGTTCCTTCACCCCAAGTACCAGAACTCCAACCAGTACCAGTAATATAAACATCTAAACCTACATTTACTTGGTAAACTCCGTCAACATGATTACCGCCATCTCCACTATCAGAGCTGTTTGCTGTAACTTCGTTACCAGAGGTATCTTTAGCTACAAAAGTGTAAGTATTACTAGTAACAGAGGTTATTTGATATTCTTGATTTAATACTTCTGCTGTTATTAATCCACCTAAACTTACAGCTCCTGAAAAAGTAACAAAATCATTTATAACTGAACCATGTCCATTATCTGTTGCTGTTATAGTAGAGCTGCCGTTAGTAGCAGAAAAATTAACGCCATTATTCGTAGTCTTTCGTATGGGGGTAACATCTGAGTAACTGTCTCCTTCTCTAATATAATATTTCCAGGTAGTTCCTACTCCTAGGTACTTTGTACCTCCTAAAGAGTTCCAAGCATGTAAGGCTCTGGCAGTTCCTAAAAAACTATTAGAACTATCTTTTGACCAACCGCCAAATTTTTCTGGTCTTCCTTTTCTAAAACGTACAAGATTTACGTCAAACCAACCGCCTGCATTATCGTATTCCGTTCCTTCTCTATAAATGCCTGGTTTAAATACAATTTTGCTAAGTGGCATTAGTTACACCTCATGCCATTCTTTGCCTTCAAATAAAAGGGCTTCTGCTTCTCTTCTTCTGATAAGTCCTTGTAAAACCTTACCACCTGCTTTATTCCAACGTTTTATTTGTGCTGGAACATCATCAAATTCTTTATTATTTAATACTTTTAACATAGTAGAAGCTTTTAAGTTAGCTGGACCTAAATTAAATACCCAACTTACTAAAGCATCAAATTGATTTTGTTTTAAATCAACAGTTACTGCATCTTTTACATAACCTTCATACTCTTCCATTTCGTGTAAAAGCAAGTTATCTGCTTCTTCCTGGGTAATAGTGTCGCCTTCTTTAACGCCTTTGGTTGAACCATATCCTATTGTCAAGACTCCTGCTGCGCACTTGTAGGCCTCTAATTCACAACCTTCAAATTTTTTAATTAGAGATAATCCTTCTTGAGATATGTTCATGTTAATAATCTCCCCAAATTTTTGCTTTTTTACCACCATGGTATTCAACTGCGTGTCCTTCTTCGATGAGGATTTGGCAAATATCTTTACCATCTTCTGTATAAGGGATGCCAAGTATTCTGCCATATTTACCTTTTCCTAGTGATTTAACTTTTAATTTACCACAACAAAGTTCTTTTAGTCTTTCCTTTGCCGCTAATCCTAATTTTTTTTCAGCCAAGTCTCTTGTTCTTGACTCTGGCGTATCAATTCCAGCCAGTCGAACCCTTTGTTTATGAAGCTTGACATCAAAGCCAAGATCAAGCGAACAGTCGAAGGTGTCACCATCGACTATTCGTTCCAAAGTCGCGTTATATACAAACGCGTCTGGTGCATTAGACATTATTTATCCTTAGCCTTAAGAATGTTTAACGCAAGTAAATCTATAAATTTATATAGTTTACCAATCCAAGCATCGTCTTTAGGTGTTGGAGTGACTGCAGCTATAATTGAACTAGCAGTTACAATTGCTGTTACCCACATCACCATATTGCTTATAAAATCCATATTATCCTCCCTTGAATATTAATGGTTCATTGATTTTAACAGATTAATTATCGTTTTTGCTAACTGTTACTTTTCTATAATAGACAACAACTTCTTTAAGCTCATTAATATAACGTTTTAACTCCTGCATGTTATAAGCCATAAGCTCGTAATCTGGTACTGACATAGCAACAAACACCACTTGTCCTTGGTCTTTTTCTATTTGAGCCAAAAAATCTTCTATATTTTTATCTGACACTACATACCAGTATGGATCTTTAAGATCTATTTCTCTGGGCATTATAGGTTGCACTATAGTTCTTTCTATAGGCTTAGACATTACCTCAACTTGTTGGTTACTTGGTATCAGACTGCAACTGCAGGCCAT